GAAGACGTTAAGGCACTTCTAGATGGAGAAGAACTCAGTGAAGAGTTCCAATCTAAAGCACGTACAATCTTTGAGGCCGCACTAAGGTCTAAAGTTGCCGAAGTTAAAGAGGCAATGGCAAAGCAGTACGAAGAGTCTTACGAGGAAAAACTCGTAGAAGAGGTAGATGCAATTCGTGGATCTATTGAAGAACGAATTGATTCATACCTAGAATATGTCGCAGAAGAATGGGTCACTGAAAACCAGCTCGCAATCGAGTCTGGACTCAAGGCAGAGATGACCGAATCATTCCTTGCTGGCATGAAGAGTCTTTTTGAAGAACATTATGTATCAATCCCTGAAGACAAATATGATGTCCTTGAGAATATGGTAGACAAACTTGATGACATGGAGACCAAGCTCAACGAGCAGATCGAAAAGAATATCACATTGAACAAGAGACTTGCAGAGTCTGTTGCTCAAGAGATCTTCTCTGAAGTATCTGAAGGTTTAGCACTGTCGCAAAAAGAGAAGTTAGCTTCCTTAGCAGAGAGTGTGGAGTTTGAAAGTGACGAAGAATATCGTGAAAAGTTGGAGACATTGAAGGAATCTTATTATCCTTCAAAAGGATCATCTCCAAACAAAGCAAAAACTGAAACCCTATCTGAAGGGGTTGACGTTGCTGATGGTGGTTATTCATCACAGTCAATGAACGCTTACCTTAAGACACTTTCAGGCATCGCTAAGAAGTGAATTTAAGATTATTTAATTCAAACATTTAAACACATTTAAGGAAACTAGCAATGTTTCAATCAGAAGCCTTGCAAGAGAAGTGGGCTCCAGTTCTCGATTATGATGGTCTAGATAAAATCGAAGATTCTCATAAGAGAGCTGTTACCGCAGTCTTGCTAGAAAACCAAGAACAATTTTTAAGAGAACAAACAGCATTCTCATCTGGAATGTTGACAGAAACACCAACCAACGCAGGTAATGCTGCTGGTGCTGGCGGTGGATTCGGAGCTGACGCTGATGCTGCAGGTCCTGTCGCTGGTTTCGACCCTGTTCTTATCAGTCTTATACGTCGTGCAATGCCTAACTTGGTGGCATACGATCTTGCTGGCGTACAACCAATGAGTGGTCCTACTGGACTTATCTTCGCAATGCGTTCCCGCTACACTAATCAAAGCGGAACTGAGACCTTCTACAACGAAGTCGATACTGCATTCTCTGGTCAAGGCGATGGTCTTGATGAACCAGCAGGATTCTCTGACGGCGTTGCAGGTATGGGTACAACCTCACAAGCAGGTACAAACCCAGGTCTTCTTAATCCTGTTGGAACTGCTTCATCTACTGCCTACAACGTAGGTCAGGGTATGAAGACTGGAGATGCTGAGAACCTAGGAAATGGTACTGGCAACCAGTTCAACGAAATGGCATTCAGCATCGAGAAAGTTCTCGTTGAAGCCAAGTCAAGAGCTCTAAAAGCAGAGTACAGTTTAGAACTCGCTCAAGACCTCAAGGCGATCCACGGATTGAACGCTGAAGCAGAACTTGCAAACATCCTAAGTACAGAGATCCTTGCGGAAATTAACCGTGAAGTTATCCGTACTATCTACAAGGTTGCTGAACAAGGTGCTGCTGCTAACACTGCGACTGCAGGTGTCTTCGACTTAGACATCGACAGTAATGGTCGTTGGTCCGTTGAGAAGTTTAAAGGTCTCTTATTCCAGATCGAGCGTGATGCTAACGCAATCGCACAAAGAACTCGTCGTGGAAAGGGTAATGTAATCATGTGTTCTGCTGACGTTGCATCTGCATTGTCAATGGCTGGAGTACTAGACTACACACCTGCTCTTAACGCTAACCTTAACGTTGATGACACAGGCAATACATTTGCTGGTGTTCTACTCGGTAAGTATAGAGTTTACATCGACCCATATTCAGCAAACGTTGCTGCACAGCAGTACTATGTTGTTGGATACAAAGGATCTTCTCCTTATGACGCTGGACTGTTCTATTGCCCTTACGTGCCTCTACAGATGGTTCGTGCTGTGGGAGAGAACACCTTCCAACCAAAAATTGGATTTAAGACAAGATATGGTCTTGTTGCTAACCCATTTGCTGAAGGATCAGATCAAGGTCTTGGAAGACTTAAGGTTAACCAGAACCGCTACTACAGACGTGTTCAAATTAAGAACCTCATGTAATTCAGATATTACATATCTTAAGAGAGACCCTTTACGGGTCTCTTTTTTTATGTCATAATATACGGGTCAAGGCATCGCTACCTATGACTGCTCTGGAGTAATCTTCGATGGGTTCTATACCAGGGGCGAAGAACCCATCTTTACAAACTTTACATTAAGAAAACCTTAAACTTGTAAATAATTATTCGCCGACTTGAGGAAATTGCATGAGTGTCATTATCTACCTAGATCATATTGAAGAACTAGAGCAAGAGAATGAAGAACTAAAGCAAGAGGTCATGTATCTCAGAACACTAATAGAATATGATTCAAAAACTACTGCCATCAGACGATCCACTATTACACGCAAAGATAGAGAAGTGTAGTTATAACTTAGATAGATCTAAGTTATCCTATCAATTGCATGAGAATATGTTTCACCACGGTGGTGTAGGACTATCAGCCAATCAAATTGGTATAAAGGAACGAGCATTTGTAATGATCTCTGATATGGAGACACAAGAGACAATTACTTGCTTTAATCCAAAAGTATTAAAGGAATCAAAGAAGTTAGTAAAATTAGAGGAAGGATGTTTATCGTTCCCTGATGTATTTTTAGACGTTGATAGACCAGATTATATTGTTGTTAAGTATGAAGATGAAGGTAAAGAAGTACATAAAGCAAAACTAGAAGGATTCATTGCAAGGATATTTTTGCATGAATATGATCACATGGAGGGTATTGACTTTACCCAACGTGCTAAATAGTATTGTAAACTTATGTTACGAACAATGTTTTGTAAAGCAAGAAAGTCTATTAAAGAGTATAGGCAGTTCCAATTGAAGTTCTACAAACGTGCCCAAGAGTCACTTGAAGTACGTTTAGCAGGGGTTTCTGCTGCTATAAATAAATTGGAAGAGATAGTTGCAAAGGATTCTGATGAAACCATCACCAAAACAAGCACAGGAAATAGTGAAGAACTATGAGAAAGTTGTCGAACATTTAATCTCTGAGAAGTATGCTACTGATAGAGATAACGCAGATAGTATCATCGAAGGAATGAGTGAAGACTGGTACAACCTTATTATAGAGGGTTAATTTAAGGTTAAACCCCCTATATATTATTAGATAGTGATCATTATGTTAAACAATAAATGGATAGCAATTAGTTTAGGAACTGTGCTCGGCATAACCCACATTGGTATGATTGGGTTACTTGCCAATAGAAAGACCATGCCTGTAGTAAATCTACCAGTTGGTCCATATACGTCTTATAAAGTAGAAGCAAATAAGGAAGGTTATAAAATACATTATCGTGCAAACGATCCCAAGACGATGCTTGTGGAACGGGATATAAAGAAAAAAGGTGGCTTTCTGGGACTGGGTAACAACGTTGTTCGGATCAGAGAAGAAGTCAAGGTGGATGGGTCTGAGTACTCATCTAACCCAGTGGCAACACAAAGTTCAAAATCAGAAGAGTGTATCGAAGCAATCGGTGCAGGAAAAGGAACAGGTAAAATGGTCGGTGCTAGTGTTGGTACTGCTGTGGCCCCTAGTCTCACTGGGATTCCCTTCGTTGGTTGGGTTCTTGCTGGAGCTGCTACGATGATGGGTATGGATGCAGGAGAGGATATTGGTGGTACAATGGTAGAAAGTATTAATCCAAACTGTGAATCCGAGGATCTCAAAGATGCATCTTGAAGAAAAAATCGAAACTACAGAAGCAAGGATTAAAGAATTGCAGATGCTAATTGAGGCATGGAAAAAACAAATTGAGGCAAAAAAGAATGAATCATCATGAATTGATTGTTAAATTATCTACAGTTATTCGTTGTTCTTACAGTTCATTACCAGGAATTAAACCATTACACCTTAGTCCAGAGATGTCAGAAATCTATGGAACTATGGATGATGAGAAGTTACAGATACATAATGAAGTGTATAAGTGTCCAGGTCTTCGTAAGATTCATTTAGAAACTGCTAAGTTGGGATCTTTAGATGTCCTACACTGTGTATTTTTTCCAGATTCAAATTATGACTTACCAATCTTTGGTGCTGATGTTGTTGCTACTCCTAGAGGAGTTGGGGCTGCTATCGTTGATTTATCACCTGTTGGTGACTTTTCTCCCACCATTACCGAGAAGTTAAAACGTATAAGCACATCCTTTAATTTTAAAGAAGAGAGAAAACTACCTGAATGGGGAAGTATATTCTCTCCACATTGTAAATTTATTAGACCTATTAATAAGGTGGAAGAATCTCAGTTTATTAATGCTGTAGAATCATTCCTTGAAATTTACACTTTAGCAGTTATGGAAGCAAAACCAACTGAAGGTGGAGAAGAAAGATTAAAAGCACAATTACATTATTGCAATCAGCAGAAGAAGAACGATAAGACTCGTGGCATCCTTGAGAGGTGCTTCAGTAAGGAATGGGCAGATAGATATATGGATGAAGTGTTGTTTGA